CGGGGGCGTTCGCGAAGAAGTAGGCCGTGTTCGTGCCGCCCTCGTAGAAGCGATCATCGAACAGCCAGCCGTCCACGCCGAGAGCGCGCCACGCCTCGGATGCGAGGTCGCGGAAATTGACGGCCTTCGATTCGTCGGGGCCTGTCCACGAGACTACCATGCTGGCATCTTCTACGTCGTTCGTCGGGATGGTGATTTCGGCATTTACGACCGTCAGCCCCGCGTCCGCCGTAAATCGGTTCGTGACGTTCTTCGTGCCGCCGTGGATTGTAGCGATGATTGCGACGATCGCGCACGCCCAGCCGGCACGCCACAGGCACCTCCACAGTTCGCGCAGCTTCTGGCCAGTCCCGCACAGAAGCCCAACAGCCACGCACGCGCCGAGCACGCACGAGAAGCCCGCCGCAAGCCATAGGACGAGCCGCGCCATTACTGCACCCCCATCAATACGCCGCCCGTGAACGTGAGCACGCGGTCGCCCCACGTGACCGTTTCCGTCACGCCGCCGGTTACGCCGTTCGGGAGATCGAGCGTCGCGCCCTGCCCGCTCGGCGCGTCGGCCTCGCATTTTATCCACAAGAAGTACGAGGCGGCGCTGGACGGGTTCGGCACAGTCGCCGTCACGGTGTAGTAGCCCGCGAACGTCTGCCCGCCGAACTCGCGCTGCTCCGCGTGGTACACCGGCGTCGTCACGTTCGCGTCGGCCAGCTCCGCGAAGTTGGAACGCCCGCCGTCGATGGTTGCGCGGTGCATGACCGTCGGCTTGGTCGTGCCGAGGTTCACCGTGCAGACGTAGTCGATTTGGCAGACGAGGCGCGCCGCGCTCTGCTCCGTCCAACGCGCCTCAACGATGGCGAGAACGTCGCTGTCCGTGAACACGACGAGCGGGGCGAAGGAATCAGAGAATCCGGAGCGGTAGATCACGGCGTTGTTCGCCATGAGGTTTTGCGCCACCGTGTTTATGCTGTTGGACACGGCGAGCGCGGTCTGCTGCGCGACCTCCGCGCGCTGGCTGGCGACTACGGCCTTCGCCGCGTTCGTCGCCACGTCCTCGACAGACGCGATGCCCTCCACGTTGAGGTTGCGCCGCTGGTCAACCATCAGCACGGTGTTGGTGACGTCCTGCCCGTATGCCCTGATTGCGGCCCCGATGATGAAGCCGAGCAGGGTGAGCAGGGCGAGGATGATGATTCTCGTGCGCGTCATGTTCAGTTCTCCGCATTGAGGTTGACGTTTGTGGTCGCGGTGTAGCGAAGCGCGCCGTTTTGCATGATCGGCGTCCACCACACGCCCAACTCGCTGTCGTAGATGCCGCCGAGAGACTGCTCGCGGATTGCGGCTGTCACGTCTGCTGGCGTCGAGTAGCCGCTCACGTCCGGGATGTCGTTCGTCAGCGCGACGCGGCCCACGAGGTTCGTTCCGCTCTGGTACGACCGCGATGCTACAATTTCGAATTCCCTTGGTTCTGGCGCACCATAGTCTGTCCCAACGAACCGAATTGACATAGGCTCGTCGTCCTCCCCAGAAGTTGTGGCAAGAAGTGAATCGTTCTTCAGAAGAAGATAAGTGAATGTCGAGGATTCGCCAGCTATCTCAACGGAATATGTCGCCCCGAATTCAATGCCACCCCCGCTAAACGACCACGGCCCAATTACCTGTCCGACCTCCCACACGCAACCAGTCGCGTCAGTCCAGCGAGTGGGCGTTCCGTAGGTAGTTGCGCGGGCGACAGTTCCGGTCGCCGCGAACGCGCCGAGCGCGGCGTCTGTGTAGTTGGTCGCGGGCGTGAGCGGCTGGTGGGATTGCAACGCGCTCATCGCGCGGTTGCTCACGGTCGCGTAGTCGCCCGGTGCGGGCGCAAGCTCTACGATGCGTGCATCCGTCTCGGCCTTGGTATAGGTGTTCGTCGCGTCCGCCTTGTCGCTCACGTCAAGCGTCACGTTCGTCACAACCGACGCATCGTTGTAGATCTCGCCGAGCGGGGCCGTCTGCACGGCGACGCCGCCGAGACAGGGCAACGCCGCGAGGACGATAGCCGCAACCGTACCGCCGAGCTTCGCAATCACCTCGTTGATCTTCGCGCGCAACTGGTCGCCCGTGTAGCGCGTCCCAAGGCCCTCCACGCCGTCGAGCGGGTTGCCGCCGGGCGTGACCGCGAACGAGCCGCCCGCGTTGACCTCCGCCACGCAGTCCGTCACCTTGATGCGCGCGTCTGCGTTGCCCACCGTCTCGACGCCGCCGTTCGCGCCGACAAGCCGCATATTCACCAGCGCCGTGCCGAGAGGCATCCCCGCCGTCTCGTCTGCCGTGAAGGCGAGCACGACCGAGCCGCCCGCCGTGAGGTTCGTGTACTGGCGGGACACGCCGTTGAACACCACAACGAGGGTCGCGCCTTCGTAGTTGTGGCCTTGCGCAAGCGAGATTGTGATCTCGCCGCTGCTGTCGCCATGTAGGATTGTCGGTATTGCCATCTCTCTTCCTCCTTACCTTTAGCCGTCGAAAAGTATCTCTCCGTTTTTGCCGAAGAGAATCTCGCCGCTCGTCCCGTCGTAGAGCGGCAGGCCCGTCCCCTCCTCGAACCGCGCCGTGAATGTCAGCGAAGCGGAGACGGCGAACGTGTAGCTCGCGTCGGCGATTTCCCTGCCGTCGGAGCAGCCCCACTTGATGAAGTGGTATCCGCTTGCAGCCGTCGCGGAGATCGTGCACGTCGCGCCGTCGGCATACGTGCCACCGCCGGAGACCGTGCCGCCGTCTGACGGATTGGCCACGACCGTTATCGTGTGGTCTGTCGGCTGGTATTCGGGGTCTTCCTCGAAATACGCCTCGTAGACGTCCTCGTTCTCGTTTCCGGCATATGCGGACGCGACAACGGCATCAGACGTCGGGTTTGTGATTCCTTGGTAATATGCAGAAGAACCCTGCTCCTTTGCCATCCAGTAGGCAAATTTCCATCCCGAATCCGGAACTGCCGTGACCGTATACTTCGCATACCACGGATCACCTCCGGAGTCGTAGTAGTATATATCTCCCCATGCGACTTCAACCCTTCCGTTTCCACTTCCGACCCTTGTGACGAGCCGAGACTTTAGCGTTTCCAAATCCACGTCACTCCTCCCTTACTGCCCCGAGTGCGCCGTTGCGGTGAATACCGTCGTCTGCGACGGCTGGGACGGCAGCGTCTCGACCGTGCGGACGCCGCCGAGCGTCGTGTTCTTGAAGGCGTGCGTCGAGGTGCTGTACTCCGACGCAATCACCACGTCCTGCTTCCACAGCGGGACCGTCGCTGTCGTTTCGCTCGTCTGCGTGGCCTTGTCGAGGACGGTGATTGTCTGCTTGGTGATGGTCGCCACGAGCTGGTTGTCGTCGTTGAACGCGAACGAGATGTCGGTGATGACGTCCAAGGTCTTGTTCTGCGCCGAGACGGTGACGACGCCCCCGCCGTTGTCCGTCATGCTGATGTAGCTGCCGGCAACGTATGTGTTGGTTGCTGACGAAGCGCCGCTCCACGCCACGCGCCCGTTGTCGTCCTTGCGCGGCACGGAGTTGGGGACGGCCGTGTCGAAACCCGCGATCTGGAGCTTGCCGTCATGGATTTCAATGCTCGCCTCGTCTACATCGTTGGTCGGCAGCTCGTGCCAGCCAAGTGTTGAATCGTCGCCCGTGCCGAAGTAGTGGCGCCGGTGGTTTCCCGCGTAAATATGCGCCCCCTTGATTTCCCACACCTTCACGCCGTCTGCCGTCGTAAGGGCGAGCGACGAATTGTCAACCATCTCGGCGGGGTCAAGCCATTTCAGCTCTGCGGGAGAGCCTTCGCCCTTTGACGGAATGTAGCCGGACTTCGTGTTCACGGCATTGAAACCGTAAAGCGAAGCCTTGCCCTGCGTGACGGCGCCGCTCGCCCGGTTGGTCGTGATGCTGAGATCGTCCACCGCAGCGCCGTCCTCCATCGGCTCGCCAAGAGGCGTGTAGTGCAGCACGTCGCCGCACTTCGTGAGGACATAGTGCGGGCCGTCAGGGTCCTCGCCGTGAAGGAGGCCGGAGAGCGTGCGGACGCATACGCCAGGCGAGGCCGTAGGCGTGTCCCATCCCTTCAGGCCGAAGGTGTAGCTAAACACGTCGGTCGAGCCGTAGGTGGCCTCTATCGACTTCCCGTCGGCCAGCATGGCGACGTGCCCCCAGTGGATAGCGCCGTCACGCGGATGCGGCAACAGCCACGGGTTGTTGCTGTTGGCACCGAAACCCTTGACCTCGATCGGCGCGGGCGTGTTCGGGTCGGTGGAAGTGCCCGTGAAGTCAACCGATCTTCCGTCTACCGGCACGCCGGCCGTCGATACCTCGACCTCCGATCCCTCCTTCACGAGCTTGAAAAGCGTCTCGATCTTGTTGCCGTGGTCGTCCACGACCTTCACCTTGTCGATGCTTGCGAACGCCGCGTTTGCAGACTGCTCCAGAGCGTCTATCCTGTTGCCGAGATACTTGTCGTACTCGCGCAGCATCTCCACGTCCGCGAGCGCGCGCAGGGCGTTCAGCGCGACGGAGTTGACATTGCAGCCGGACAGTCTCCCAAATGCGGCGTCGATGTCGGCTTGGTAGTTCTGCGCAGACACGGGGCAGTCGTATGTCTGAATCAAACCATCCTTATTGATAATGTCAAACTTCGCCGTGTATGATGTCGGCTCTTCGTATCCTACGTTCTTCGCGTCAGAGTTGACATACAGCTGCTCTCCGTCCGCCGCGTGGCAGACGGCTGCGAACACGGCGCACGTGGCCGCGATGATTGCCGTCAGTCCCTTCATTGAACACCTCCGGAGTAGCCATTTGTGATTGAATGGGCCTCGTCCTCAAAGATGCGCGTCGAGTAGATGCGGAAGTGGCGGTTGGTCTGCACGTCGGTCATCCACATCTTCGCGCCGAACACGGTGCCCGTCCACGAGTTGTAGATAAACGTGCGCTCGTCGGTCGCGGGGTTGGTCGTGACGCGGATGTACCTCTTCGCCGGTTCGTTCACGTAGGCCGAATCAGAGAAGTATGCAAAGCGCATCCCGTTCGTCACTCCGCTTTGGATGGCGAAGCTGTCGCAGTCTGCGGCGACGAGGGTAAACGCCGTCGGCTTCACGAGCTGGAACGAAATGGTCTCCTCCGTGCCCGCGTAGGTGTACGCGATGCCGTTCGCGTTGGTGGACGCCGTCATGCCGTGGTCGGCGCAATACTTGATCACCCACGCCTGCGTGGCTGCGGGGGATGCCGCGTACACCGCGAACGCAAGCGCGGCAGCGGCCGCCATGATGGCCAATAGTTTCTTCACGGGTTTTCCTCCTCGATCTGCGTAGTCCAGTTCTCGCCGTCGTACACGGCCTTGATGATGTACACGTTGCCGCCCGCGTCATGGATGGTGTCTACCGTCACCTCGGCGCCCGGCGTCGCGGGGACGTTCGTGTACGCGAACGCGCCGACAAGCACCTCGCCGCCGCCGATGGCGGTGGGGTTGTCCTTCGCGTCGGTGGCGTGTATCTCGTACCGCGACGCGCCCGATTCGGGGAATGCCGTGCCGATGATGTAGCACAGCCATTCGCCGTTCGGCTTCGGGTTCGCGGGGAAGTCGTAGTACACGTTCTCGTCGTTCGCCTTCCACACGCGCACCTTCACGGCCTGCACGTCGGCCGGCGCGTTGCGGATGAGCGCGACAAAGCTCTTGTACCTCTTCGCGTAGAAGGGCCGGAGCGGGAAGTTGAGCCGCGTCACGTCGCAGTCTATGATGGCGTTCACTTGGTCCATAGGTGCCTCCTCGTCATGCCATGATCTCCATGCCCATGTCATCCACGGCGTCGATGCGCACGATTCGCCCGTCTGCGGAGATCGTCAGCTTCGCCGCGTAGAGGTCGTGGATGCCCGCGTTGCTGTTGTACTCGCCCTTGTAGAGCAGGTAGAGTTCCGCGCCGTTCTTGCCGCCGGCAAGCCAGAGCGTGGAAGGTTTCTGCTCGATGTCGGCGTTCTCGTCCTCCGTGAAGCCGCCGACCTCGGTAGGCGTGCCAAGGTTCGGGCTGGAGTCGATTGAAAGCACTACCGGCGCGGACGCGCTGGGCAAGGGCGGCGCGTCGAGCTTCAGGCCCGTAGCCGCAACGAGGTTGTTCAAGAAGGCTGCAACCTTGTTGAACCATCCCGCGCCGACGGAGGATATGGGATCCCCGGCCTTGAAATCGTCTTTTACATGGAAGCTCATGTCAGTAGCACCGAATCCCTTTCCGTGACCGTCACCGTGTACGTCCCGCCCTGCTCGCGCGCGACGGCGACGTCCCGCTCGTACTCAACGAACGGCTGTTGTCCCGCCGCGTTTATGCGGCAGTCGGGAACGAAGAGATTGGCGGGGCCGCTGCCTTCGGCTGTTGTCTGGTCGAGACCGACGTATTCCTTGACGGTCTCCACGGTCTTCGACACGACGGGCGTGCGGATTTCAGACAGCACCGTGACGTTGCCTTGCTGGTCGGTGGACGTTGTGCGCGAAATGCTGATGCCGAGGCATTGCATCGAAACGTTCTTGCGGACCACTCCGCGATAGCCGGTTTCTAGTGTTGCGTATCCCACTATTCGCCTCCCCTCATCGTGAGCAGCTTGTTCAGGGCCTCGTCATAGTCCGCCGTGTTCTTTTGGATCTCCAGCAATGCCCGGTAGGATTGCTCCGTTGACTGGCGGAGATACTGGATGTAGCCCTCGCCGAACTGCAAGCCGAGCGCGTCGCCGTTCGCCGTCGCCTGGTCATACGCGGCAGCGGCGCGGTCGCGCGCGAGCATGGCGGCGTCCACCGCGGTCGCGTGCCGCAGGGCGATTGTGGCAGACTCCACGTCCTCCGGCACGAGGGTCGCGTTGAGCGCGTCATAGTCGTGCTGCGCCCTGGCGCGATCTGCCTCGGCGGCGCGAAGCTCGGCGCGAACCTTGCGCATCCGCCGGTTGCGCTCCTTGTCGGTCACGAGGTCGGCGTCGTCGAAATCCCAATCTTCGAGCTTTTGCAGATCTTCGCGGAGCCGCGAAATGGCGAGGATTGCGTCGTTCTCGCGCTCGACGGCGGCGCTCATCTTGTTGCGCGTCTCCGTCCGCTTGGCGGCCGCGGCATCCTCCGCCGCGTCAATCTTCGCCAGTTCCTTCTTCACCGCAAGCTCGGCCTTCAGCACGTCGTATACCGCTTCCACCTGCTCGACCGCCGCGCCGTCGTAGCCGTTCGCCTGCAACGTGAGAACGTCCTCGAAGCGCTCGCGCTCAAGGCGCTGCTCCTCCGCGCCCATGCCCGCCGTGAGCAGTCCCATCTTGGCCTTGGCCGCCGTGCGGTACGCCTCGGCCTCCAGCTTGATCGCGTCAAGTGCGGCCTTGGAGTCCTCAAGCTCCTGCTGGCGCAGAAGGTGGGCGCGCTCAAACGATGCGTCATACTGCTCGGCGGCGATCTTCTGTTCCTTCGCAAGCCGCCGGTTGGCCGCGATCACCTTGTCGAGCTCCGAAGTGTAGCCGAACCACTCCTTGCGGATGTGCTGTATGCCCTCCCAGAGTTTCGTGCCGGCGGCCCATCCCGTCTCGAAGGCGCCGACCACCATGCCCGTCACGCCCACGACCTTGCCCATCGTCCCGCCGAGGTTGCTAAAGGCGTTCGTGAGCTTGCCGACGGGGCCGTGCATACGACCGAGCGCGCCGGCGGTCTCGTTCGCCGACTTGCCCATCTTGCGGTTCGCGTCCATGACCGATGCGGTCATCATGTCCACCTGCTCCTTGGTGGCCTTGATGCCGGCCTTGTCGAGCGCCGTCACGATCTGTAGGCGGATTTCAGCCTTGGTCGCCATCGGCCGCCTCCTCGGTGCGTTCGCCCGCCTTGCCGCGCGCCTCGATCCCGCGCACGGTCTCGCGGTACTTCATGTAGAGCTTCGACGTGGACGGAGAGGGTATCTCGCCCGCGCGGCACGCCGATCTGAGAAGCGCGTCGCTTTCGAGCTTGGTGAGCGTGCGCAGCTCTGACGGCGGGATGCCGCTCTTGCCTGCCGCCTCCATGAGCAGGCCGTCAAGCGCGTCAAGCTCGGCGTCGGGGTCAACCGTCGGCGCGTCCACGTCTCGCGCAACGGCGTTGTCGAACCCGTGCTTGACGTACATCAGCGCACGGAAAAGCTCGTCGTCGGTCGCGCCCACGCCGCGCAGCCACGCCTTGACCGCGCGGCGCACGTCCTCCTGTCGCTTCAACGGCGTGAGGATGTCGAGACGGCGCGCGTGCGCGAGCATGAAGTAGTGCGCCCGCAGCTTCCACGACGAGAGCCAAAACGCATCCTGCCCGTAGCCCCACCACCATTCCAGCGCGCCGATGGTCGGCTCGTGCAACACCACGTTCCCCGCGAAAGCGAAGCGGGGATGATTGGCCGGGGTCGTCTCCTTGCCCTTCTCGATAAGGACGGCGAGGTCGTTCATTCGGACAACCTCTTCGTCGGTCGGCGCGTAGCCTTCCTTGCGAAGCCGCGCGATGTCGCGCTTTGCCATTTCGGCGAACATGGGCCGAGCTCCTTACGATGCCGGAGGGTCGGACGGCGTGAGGAAGTGCGTGAGCGTGCACTCCCACACCTCGAAGTCGCCATCGTCGCGCGTGCGCGTCAGCGGCGAGGTGATGTTCCACCCGTCCGTCGCCGTGATGTTCGGCGCGCCGTCGGACGACCAGAAGCGGAGCGCGACCGTTTCCTTGCCCGCCGTCGCGTCAGACGCAACCGGCACGCCGTCCACCTTGGTCGGCTCCAGGCTGCACTCCGCCGTATAGGTGGACTCCGAGAGGTCGCACGTCGCGCTGCCGGTGAACGCCGCCGCGCCGAACAGCAGGGCGTGGTAGTCGGGTGAAATCGCGATCTCGCTCGTTTGGAAGAAGTGCGCGGCGCCGGTGGCCCCTGCCTCGATCTGCACGCCCTCCGCCGTGAAGGTGGGCTTGCCGCCCGCGGACGTGCTGATGGTGAACGAGCGGAGCGCGATCGGTCCAGTCGCCAGCGCGCGCGTGTCTTGGTACACCTTGCCGAGCAGCTTCTTGAACTTCGCGATGGCGGCGATGATCTCATAGCTACAGGACGGCGCGCACGTGGTGCCGAACGTGCGGCTTGCGGCGTATGCGCCGTTCGCGCCGGTCTTTTCCACGTTGTTGCTGCTCTTGCCGAGCGCGTGCGTGGTAAGAAGGAGCTTGCCCTCCTCCTCCAGCCCGATGTAGTCCTCGTCGTTTGGGAACGTGTGGGTGATGGCCATGATGCCCTCCTGTTAGTTCGTTGTGCCTCTGAGCGTGATTGTCTGCGACCACCGGCGGAATCCGCCGTCGCGGTCTGTCTCGTTGTCCCCTCCGCCGAGGCTGACGAAGTGGGGCGTGAACTCTCCGGCGATGCTGAAATCCCCGCGCGCGTTCGCCGCGCCGCCACGGCCGCAGTACAGGCCGAGCAGAGATGCGAGCGCGTCGGCGCGCGCGAAGTGTGCCGCGCCCGTCTTGTCGCACTCGATGCGCGACTCCAGCCGCACCGTGAGCGGGAAGTCGTAGATGGGCGTTTCCCAAGACTCCTGCGAGCGGTTCTCGGGGATGATGTCGATAAACGCCTCGTCGCCCGGCTCCTCGATGTTCGCGCCGGTGCCCTCGTCCGCGACGCCGAACGTGCGCATGATCTTGACGCCCGTAAGGTTCAGCGACGCGATGCGCGCCGCGAGAAGAGCCTCTAGTTTCGCCTCGGTCACGCCGACCTCCTTCTCCTGATTTCGGGGAACGGCGTGGGCAGTTCGCCCGGCAAGAGGATCTTCTTGCACGTGTGCTGGATGTAGCCCGCAACCTTGTTTGCCGCCTTCTTCATGGCGAGCTGTATGCCGTACTTCCCGCCGCGAACGGCGAGTTCGGCGAACATCAGTTTGTCATGGATGTCAAGCACGTACTTGTTGCCGGTCACGCGCTCGATCACAAAAGTCTTTTCTCCGGCCACGCGCTCGGCGCGCGCCGTTGCCCGCGTGTTGTCCTGCTCGTTCGCCGAAATGCGGTGCGCGAGCTTGCCGAGAGCGCGCTTCGCCATGCCGGACGATTCCTGTGCGATTCTGCCGTACCTCTTCGACAGGTAGGATTCAACCGCGTGGTCGCTCATCGCCACGACGTAGAACTTTGGGGGCTGGCAAGGCCACCGCTTGCGCCGCTCCTCCGAAACCGAGACGAGGAACACGGTCGCCTTTTTCCAGTTTTCGGAAGGCGGCACAAGCTGGACGATGTGCCTGCCCTCGAACTGGTTGCCGAGCGCGTCGATGATTACGCGCTTGTGGGACGCGTAGCGGTAGCCGGTATGGAGCGATTCGCGCGCCACGGGCACGAAGGAGATTCCGCTATCAGCCACGGCCAATCACCATCCTTCCCCGCCCGCGATAGGTGCGCGTCGCGGCCTTGATGCTCTTCAGCGCGTTGATCGCCATCGCGCCGACGGAATAGCGCGCCGTCTCGCCGAGGTACTTCATGCGCTTCTCGATGAGATCGCCGAAGGCCGGCATGGGCCGTCCGCCAAGGCAGCTCGCTCTGACCTCGCAGCTAATCATGCGGCCTGCCGTCCTTTCAGGAGCCACGAGTTGGGATATTCCTGTACGGAGCGCACCGCGTACCGCGCGCCGTTCGCCATCGTCACGACATCGCCGCCCTGCGGGGGATCAACCTCCGTCCACGCGCCGGTGCCGAACGTGGCGTCGCGCGGCACGTATATGTCGGCGGTGCGGCGACGTATCTCAACGGACGTCTCCGCCCCGGCATCGTCGTAGCCGGTGTAAACAACCGCAGCGGAGACCGTGAGCGAGACGCGGCGCACCGTCCCGCCCTCGCGCCTCGTGCCCGCGAAGGACACGAAAGACTCGTCGAGCGGGTCGGTGAGGCCGATGAACCAGGCGGCGTCGCCGGACTTCTTCAGCGAGGATATTACGCACACCTCGCCGTCGAGCTTGACCGGCATCCCAACGACGAGCGCGGGAAAGTCTGCGACCTTCGCCACGATTCGCCTGTCGCTGTTCACGCCGCTGGAGTTCCACACCTGCCCGCCGAGGTTTTCGGGGAATACCTTTTCGGCGCGGCTGGTGATTGCGACAGTAGCGGTCACGTCCCCCGCCGTCATCCGCTTGGACAACGAGGGGAACGTCGAGGCCACCGCCCCGATGGCGGAGGCGACCGCATCTGTCAGCGCGTCTGCCATGATTAGGCGTGGACGCCCGTCGCCTTGGCGAACGCCTCGGGACGGCGGATGATGACGTCGGAATCCTGCAACGCAACCACGCGCAGCGCGCCCTTGGTGCACTGGCTGTACTGGTCCACGATGAGGTCGGTGCCGCTCCACAGGCAGAGCACGATCTGCGAGAAGTCGCCATAGAGCAACGTCGCGGACGGCACGAGGTGGGATTCGACGAACTGACGCCCGATCACGCGGTCGGTGTTCACGTCGAGCAGGCGGTTCTGGCCGCCAACGGCCGCAACAACCTTGGGCGTGGACGCGCCGTCGCTGACGGTCTCGAAGTCGCGCGTGGTCGCAAGCGCGCCCCACACGCCCGCGTCGCCGACAAAGCGCATCGAGGGACGGTAGGAGTTGTTCGCGCGGGTAGCCTTGACGAGCGCAACGAGCTTGTCATAGGTCGGCGTGTTGGACCAGGCGTTGACGGCGGCGATGCCGTCGTTCGCAACCGTGAGAGTGGTGAGGCCCTTCGGCTGGCCGCTGGTGCCCGTGCCCTGATAGGCCGCGCGTTCCAGGGCGTAGGCGAGCGCGTAGACCAGCTCGCGCGTGGTGAACGCCTGCACGTCGATGCTCGACTGGACGAGGAGCTGGCGGGTGATGTCCACATAGGCACCGCAAGAGTGCGGCGTGGCCTTGATCTGGCCGAACGTGGGATTCGTCTTCGTGGCGTCGCCGCCTTCGGTCGTAATCCACGCCGCCGTGACCTTGCCGCCCTTCGGGATGGCGATGTCGCCGACAAGACCCGTCAGCACCTGCGCGCCGAGCTCAGAGCGGAGGACAAGCGCGTCGTGCAACGCCTCGATGAGTGAACCTGAAAGGAGATTTGTCTCGATGAGGTTGCTGCCCGCGCCGCCGATTCCGGCGATGCCGCCCGCCGCCGTGTCGAGGTTGTACGCGGGACGGCCCGTGGTGAGCGCGCCGTTGCTTGCGTTCGCCGCAGCGCGCACGCAATCGGGAACGATGATGCCCTGCGCCTGACGGCCGCGCTTGCCAGCGATTTCGTCCGACATCTCGCGCTCGAAGCCGACATCCACGGAGGTATCACCGGCGAGGGCGCGGATGACGTTGTGCAGCGAGTAGCGCTTCTTGATCTCGCGCACGGCGCCCGCGTCGAGGATGGGCTTCTCCTCGCCGCCGGCGGCGGGGGTCTTCGGCTTGGCGGACTTCATTTCCTCGATGTGCTTTTCGAGGCGGTCCTCCAGCACGGAGCGGATCTCGTCGAACGGCTTGCCGCTGTCGAGGAGTTCCTTCACTTCGGCGTGCGCCACGTTCGCGGACTTCGCGAGGCGGAAGCACTCCACCACTTGGTCGGCGGTGATACCCGCCTTGGTCTCGGGATGATCCATGATTTGGATTCCTTTCGTGTTATCGACGGCGGGTTTTGCCGCCGGTTTGTTTTCGTTCTGGGTTACTGAACGGCCCACGCCAACACCAGCGTCGGCGGGAACGTTCACAAAGCTGCACTCGTAGGGCATCCAGCGCACGGCGCGATAGATGGGCTTGCCGTCCTTCTCGCCGTCGCGCTCGTACTTCTCGACCTTGTAGCCGATGCTCATGTTGCGTCGGATGCCGGCTTCGGCGTCGCGCTTGATCTCCTGCGCACGCGCGCCGCAGCACCACTCGATCTCGCCGCCGAGCTTTCCGTCCTTCACTTCGGGCGAGCGGATGAGGCCGATCTGGTCGCCGCCGTGCCCGTCTTGGACGATAAGGCCGTCCTTCATGCGGGAGAAGTCGATCTCGCCCGGCTTGTGGCCGAGAACCTCGTAGCCAGCCGCCCAGCGTTCCTCGTCGGGAAGCCACAGCCAGTCGCGGTAGTACGGCAGCTCCGACGAGACGGACGCCGTGACGGCTGCGGGCGTGTCGCCCTCGGCCGCGCGGACTGCGAGCGAGACCTCGCGTCGCATCTGCTTGTCGCGGTCCGTCGGCTCCGCCGAACGCCTACTCATTATGCGTTTCTTCATCAGTCGTTTCTTCATCGGTTGTCTCCTTGGAAGTCTCCTTTGCCTCGTCGCCGAGCGTCACGCCGAGACGTTCGCACTCCGCAGCGAGGCGCGCCGCCTCCGCCACGTTGTCGTCGATGTCGGTGCCGTAGTCCGCCGCGATGTTCGCCGCAGTCTGAAATCCGTTCTTGACCGCAAGCACCGATGCGGACACGTCCTTCATCGGGTCTACCCACGCCCAGCGACGCCCACGGAAGGCGTGCGGCAGCAGGCGCGCGTAGTCTCCGGTGCCGAGTTTGCCCGACACCTCCAGCGAGAGGAACGAGCGCAGCCACGCCTTGAAAACGCGGTCGAGCAGCTTTTCGCGCATCTCGTTCTGGTAGACTTGCCAGCAATCCCGCTCAGAGATCGTGCCGGCGCGAACGGACGAGTAAGAGACCGCGCCCCAGTCGTTTGCGAAATTGGCGTATTCAAGCCCCGCGCCGCTTGCGATGTCGCGCAACATGGACGCCTTGAAAGACGGCTGGAGCGCGTTGGGGTGGGACGGCGTTTCGGTCTTGTAACTCCACCCCTGCGGAAGCACGATGCGGCTGCCCGGTTCCTTCGACGATTCGAGGCGCCCGCGGTTCTTGCTGTCCGCGAGGTTCGAGATCTCGCCTTCGCGGCCCGCCGGAGCCGAGAAGTAGCCGAGGGAGCAAGCCTGGTCCTTCGCCGCGACAAGCTCCGCCTCGTTGTAGTCGTCGAGCATTTTCAGCTTCTTGAGGAACGGATGCGCCAGCGAGACGCCGCGCGTCTGCTGCGCGTCGTGCTGGATGAACACGTGGAGGACGCGGTCGGCGGGTATGCGCACGCGGTTACGCCCGCGAAACCATCCGCCCGCGCGGCTGTCGGCCTTGGACACGTCAAACCAGTAGGCGATGCGACGCCACGACCGGAGATCCACTTCGACGCCGTTCACAATGCCCGTCCCGTTGCCGAGATCGACGTTCAGCGTCTCGTCGCAACAGTCGGGGCGGATTGCCTGTAGCGCGATGCCGTAGGGGTTCTGCGCCAGCGAGTCGATGAGGATGAACGCCTCGCCGTCACGCGCCCAGTTGTCGGCGGCGAGGCGCAGCACGGACGGGAGCGCGTTCACGCCCGCCACGTCGCACCATTCCGCCTCGCCCGCCCAGCGCGCGAAATGCGTTTCGAGGAAGTACGCATCGTCGGCGTTCGGCTTGCCGTCGGCCTGCTCCGCGAAGGACTTGAACGTAAAGCCGTTCGGCCCAACCACGTTCGCCACGAAAAGCTGGATCCACCGCGCGAAGTATTCGGAGTTCTTCGCCATGTCCCGCGCGCGGGCGCGGATGACCGCGAGGGAGACGCCGATGTCGGCATTGGAGAAGCCCGCATCCCACGTCCAGTCACCGATGAGGCGCGACACCTGCGCCGCCGCGAACGAGCGGAAAGACGCGTCCGCCGTGTCGAACGGCAGTTGCTGCGCCCCTTGCGCCTTGCGTCTGAACGGCCACCATCCCATGACTTAGAACCTCGTGAGGATGGTTGCGAACTTGCCCGACGCGGCGGAGCCGTCCCCGCCCTCGTCAGACGCGACAAGGCCCGCGTAGTACGAACGCAGGGCGAGAAGGTCGTCCAGCGACTTGTAGGTGATCTGTATCTCGCCCACCGTGATCGAGCGGTTGGGGTTGCTCCCAAATGACGCGATGGCCGCGTCTACGGCCTTGAGCGCGTCGCGGAACTCGCTTGTGAGCTTCAGCACGGTGAACGCGCCGGAGGCGTAGCAGGTCACGTTGCCGTCCGGCCCGGTCACGAACAGGCCCCAGCGGCACGCGGTCGGCAGGGCGAGGGTGACGGCGGACGAGACCGAGCCGGTCGCACGCAGGGTGCCGCCTTCGTCGAGCGCAACGGTGAGGCGCACGGATGCGCCGCCGGTGAACCGCACCTCTGCGGCGGTCGAACCGTCGGGCAGCGTGACGCTCACGGGCAGGGATTCGCCCGCGTAAAGCTCCGTTCTGGCAAATAGCTCGTTCATGCGCCGACATTTTAGCACGCCCTAGGGCGCGTTTTGGACGGGCTAGGCGTGAAAACTCCTACCATAGGAGAAATCACGCCCCGGAGCGGTGCCGAGAGACGAAAAACCCCGCCACACGATCACGCGCGGCGGGGTTGCGGCCTGTATGGGGCCGGGTTTACTTCTTCGCGGGCTTCGCCTTCTTCGGCTTGTCGGCGGGCTTGTCTGCGGGTTTGTCGGCCTTCGCGTCGGCCTTCGCTTCGATCTTCGCCACCATGCCCATACCTTTTGGCTTCTCGACCTCTACGGGCTTCGTGGCGGGCTTCGCGGGCTTGTCGGCGGGCTTCTTCGCGTCGGTTGCGGGCTTCGCGGCTTCGGCAGGCTTCGCCGGTGCCGTCGCGGGCTTCGCTTCGGGCTTCTTTTCGGCGGGCTTCGGCTTCGGCCCCAGCGCGCGCACGGTCACGATCTTAGAAACGGCGTCGGGCTTCACGGCCTGCAAAGCGTCGCGCCACACCTCGGCAAGCGCACGCACACGGCGCAACGCAGGCGCAACGATGCCCGCAGGGTCAGCCGTGAACATCACGCCCAGCGCGTAGAGCGCAAGCGCCTCGTCGCCCTTGTACTCGGTGAGCGCCCACTCGAACACGGCGCGCGCCGTCGTGGGGTTGTCACGCAGGGCCGCGCGCTCATTCGCGTGGCGGGTCATGGCTTCGCGGTAGGCGGTCGCGTTCTCGGCGGGCACGTACACCCCCGACAGAAAACGAACGTCGGGGCCGTTGTGCGGCTTGTCGCTTGCGTTGAGCTTGCGCAGCTCGACCGCATGACGGGCGATCAACTTCGGCCACGTCTCGGCGGGCTTCGCTTCGGGCTTCTTCGCTTCGGCGGGCTTCGGAGCCTGCGCGGCGGGCTTCGCCGGTGCCGGTGTGGGCTTCGGCTTCTCGGCGGGCTTGCCGTCAGACTTCGCGCCGACAAACCCGACAATGACCTTTTTCGGGTCGATGCCGATTGCGGCGGCGCGCGCCTTGATTACCTTTTCAACGGTCTCGGCTTTCGTCGCCGGTGCCGTCGTGGGCTTGCTGGCCTTGACTGGCGGCTTGCCGATCTCGGCGTGAACTGTGCCGCGCGTGGCGGCGGGCTTCTTCGTTTTCATGTTTCGCTTCTCCTGTAATGTGCCGCACCCCGCGATCATGCAGGGCGCGGCGGGTTGATGTTTAGTATGCGTTATGCTCGCGGCACCATTTCAAGTGTTTCTGGACGCCCTTGATGTAATAGGCCGCTTGCGTCTCGCCGTCGGGCACCTTCTCCCACAAGATGCGATTTTCTTTGCGGTCATACGGCAGGCCAAAGCAGAGAGCCATATCAAAATCCGGATCCCAGTTGATTTGATACTCGTGATTCGCGGCTTCATAGCAGTACGCGCCGACCGCGAACTCCTCGACCTTCATGGCCTCGCTCATTTCGCGGTCGTGGCGCGCGGTCAGCTCGTGAAGGCGCGGCGCGTCGCTCTTGCGGTAGAACCCGCCGCCGGGGGCGCGGTAAAGCTCCGCGTGCGGGTCAGTCACGCCGAGACGCGCGCACCCCTCCTTAAACTGCTCATTGCTGAAAGCGAACATCATCGGGAATTCGCTGAACTCCTTTTCATGGCGGTGTTTCATTTCGAGGTATGTTTCCATGATTACGCCCTCCTGCAAACGAGTTCGGATATTGCCATGTCGATGCCCAGCGACAGCGCGAACGCCTCATCAAGCCGAACGCGCACTTGCACGCGCTTTTCGTGCCCCGTGGCCGCGTCTACGCTCAACACGTCGAACAGATAGCCGGGCAACGGCTCCACCGTGTGCGCCAGCCGCAAGACAGTACTCACCCCCGCGTTGCGCATATAGATGCCCTTGCCGTCGGCGATGCTCTCAGTATGCCCGCGCAACACCTCCAGTATCTGCGCAAGCGCAAGCGCTCCGAGTTGCACGGTGATACCATGCTCCCAGGCCAGCGGCGCGCCAGGTTCGGCGCGCGTGAAATCGGCAATCATGCACCCATTCTCGCGATCAAGGCATATCGACAGGCCGGCGCGCTCGCCGTTGCGCGTCTCTCGTACAACCGCTAGGCTCATATCGCACCCCCGATCAGTTTGGCGGCGATCATCGCCACGTATACCGACAGGGCCAGCAGGGCGCACACGTCGCCCGCCCGATTGAGCCGGGCCTCACGCGCGCCGCGCGCCGCCCAATACTCCCCGATAGCCGCCGCGCACCGTGCGCGGCCCTCATTCGCCGTCTCTCCGGCGTGTCTCGTCTGCTTTTGCATGAGCTAGACCCTCAAACAAAGCGGCCCGCCGTGGGTCTAGCACGGCAGGCCAAAGCGAGCGTTGCACCAATCGGCCCGCGGGCTAGACCCACCGCAGGAGCCCTTTTGGGGCTTGCAACGTGCGATATACTATCAAATATCGCCCTATATGGCAAGCGCAATTTTTCATTCTTTTACTTTTGCATTTTTCGTGCATTTTCGCGCATAAATTGTCAATTTCATAAAAACACCCGTCGCGATCGGCGCGCGGCCTGTCACGTCTCGATCACTGTCACGCGCGCACCGCATACCACGCCGCGCGCGATCTCCGAACGGCAAAAGCCGTACTTGATGCGCCGCCCGTCTGCGGTCGCGTGGCTCCCGCCGTCAAACACGATGTCCTTGCCGCCGCAGACGGGACACCTCACGCGCTGATGCACCACCGCCGCCGCGCGCCGTTTCGGCTGCGGGTCTCTGTTGACCGGCTCCGGGTCTCTGTTCTCGATCTCTCGCTTTTTCGGTTTCATGGTGTAACCTTTTGGTTTCGGGTTTCGGGATTAAAGAAACATCACATCCGCCTCGTCGGCGTCGGCCCTGCGCTCGTACCCGCCTCCGGCGGCGAGGCCGAAAAATCCGGCCATCGCAAGCGTCATGTAACCGGCATCCCCGAGGTCGTGCCGGTACTTCTCCTTCCACGTGTAGACGAACTTCTCCTGCGCCGCCGCCGTCTTGGCGCGCAACTGCTCGCCGCACACCTGCAACAGGAACTCGTCGTGGTCCGCGGGGCCGTACCCCCTGCGCGCGGCGAAGAGCGTTGCGCCTCCGGGAGACCCGATCTCGGGGATCCACGCCCGCTGCCACGACTCCTCGTACTTGTCCTTGTTGAAGAGCACGTACTCCTGTTTCGTGGCCTTGTTCATGCAGAGGACGGTGTCGTTCACGCCGGGCCGCGTGCTGTACTTGCGCGTGCCGACGCGGGGGTTGAACTCCTTGTCCGTGCGGCCCATGAGCGCGAGCGCGTCGAAGCCCAGCACGCCGCGCGCCTCCTGCGCGAGCTTCAGCACGGACTTGGCCTGGTTGCCGCTTGCGTCCACGCCCCAGTGAAAATCCTTGCTCGTCACGTCAATGCCGCGCTCCCGCAGCTCCCGCCCCACCTTCACGCAGTTGTCGTACACGGCGCGGACAAACTCGGTGTCGGTCGCGTCGCCCGGAATCGAGCACGGCGTGAGCCAGTAGTCGATGACGTTCACCGACCTGTCCGAGTCGAGGGCGACGGCGACGGTGGACAGGGCATAGCTCGGGTTGATGTCGGTCGCGGCGCACACCATGACCGTGCCCTCCGGCACGTCGCCCGCAAACGAGCCGTCCCGCACGTGCGCGAGGATGGTCTGCTCGTCGAGCTCGTAGATCGCCTCGTCCCGCACCGGCTCCATCTGATACTCAGCCGCGAACGTCTTGGGGTTGCGGAAGTACAGGATCATCCCGTGCTCGATCGCGCTCACCTCGTTCTTGCGGAAGTTGCCCGGGTTCAGCACGACGGCCCCCGCGTCCATTTCGGCGCGGTGCGCAAGGTAGAACTCGTTGCAGGCGGGGTGAGGGTCGCGTCCCATCACCTTGTTCTCGTGCTGCCACACGCGCCAGAAGTCTTGCCAAAGTCCCTCGTTGCTGAGAGGGTCGAAGCAGGCGGGGAAGCGCTCGAACAGCTTGAACGTCTGCGTGCGCCAGTAGGGGTCGGACGCTAACCGCTCCGAGAGGTCGTCGGGCTTGATCGGCGTCGAGGTCATAAACGCGGACGAGACGTCCGTGTGCGCGTCGCCGCCGAGGAAATCGCCGTTGACAAGCTCGTACTTCTCCTGTACCTGTTCGGGATTGTTCGCTATGTCGCGGTCTTGCAGGTCGTCGAAGATGAGCAAGTCCGGGCGCTGGTCGCCGATGACCTCGCCGCGTACGTTTGCGGAGAAGCCGACGGCGAACATGACCGCGTTGGCACTTTTCGGCAACACGCCGTCCACGGGAGCGGCGGGGAGCTGCAAAGCGCCGTTGTTCTTCGACATCCCCACGGCCTCGCCCTTGTACGTCACGAACGGCGCGCGCCGCCAGTTGCCCTTGCACTTGCGGATGAAGGTCGCTATCTCGGGGAAGTCGTCGCCGAAGCGCCTGGAGTTGGCGAGGCAGTTCCACACGTCGCGCACGATGCCCTCGGCCTTGCGCGCGTTCGCCGCGACCGCCTCGACGAGTTTGGCCTTCCCCGTCGCCAGCGCCCACATGACAACGCCCTTGACGTAGCTCGTCTTGCCGTGGCCGCGCGGCATACGGATGTGGTACGGCACGCCTGTCTCGATTGCAAGCTGCATGGTGTGCACGATCTTGCGCATCGACGCGGGGACGTTCGTTTTCAAGAAGCCGTTTCGGCCGATGCCGGTGCAGTATTCCCGCATGAAGTAGAGCGCGCTCCGCTCGCACCGGCTGCGACGCGATGGATCCGCGACGGCGGGCACCTCCTCCACGTCGTAGCGGCGCGACACGGAAGCGGCCTGCTTGTCGGCGTCGCTCATGTGCTGGTACTTGCGGTCCCGCCGCTTCACGTACAGGCGCACTTGCGCGAGCGCGCCGATCACGCGGTCCCGCTCGTCGTCGGTCAGCTCGGCCTTGGATTTCTTCAGGAGCCCGAACTGGCGCGCCGAGATCGCGCCGTCCTTGAAGGCGGCGAGAATGTCCTCGGCTGATACGCGCTCTGTCTTGTTCGTTGCCATGATTGGGATTGGTTTTCTCAGAGAAGGCGGCCGCGCGGTTTTCCATGGGACAAGCCCCGCGCGCCGCCAGCCACCTGCGGCCGGACCGCCACACCGTTAGCCGATGTAGTCGCCCCAGTCGTAGGTGTTCGTCCAGCCGCCAGTAGGAGCGGCCTGTCCGCCGGCACCGGCGCAGGCACGGATGCGCTTGGTCATGTCAATCACCTCCCTTCCGACGCGCCGCAGGCTTGACGGCATCGGGTAGCCGAAGCCCCGTCCTAACGACGTGTTCTGTTTTCTTGTCCCACAAAGTGCGTTGATGCTCCGCGAAGCTGCCCTTGCTGAAAGTGTCCTCGGCAAGCGCGCGGGTATAGACGTTCTTCCACGCGCAACCGGTGCCCGGCTCGCATTGGCAGGGCCGCTCCGCGTAGGTCTCGGGCGCGAGGAAGTGCCGCGTTGTCGTGCAGAGGTTCGGCTCCCAGCCCAAGCCCTCCGTCCCGCAGCACTCCAGCGAGTCGCTGAACCGCTGTTGGTCTCCCGCGAGGAACACAAGCCCGTTCTCGTGGCACTTCTCGCGGATGCGCTTATAGGCTCCGTCGATCATCGGCATCGGGTAGGCGTAATACTTGCCCTGCCGAATTGAGAGGTACGGTTTCAGCGGACGCGGCTGCTTTATCATGCCGACGAGAACGCCGTACACGCCCGCCGCCTTCAGGCGCGGCAACTCACGGAACGCCTTGCGCGTGTCGAACGTGGGCCGCCGTTCGAGGTACAGGGGTTGCCACCGCGCGACAACGCGCGGGACGATCTTCGCCATCTCGGCGGCGCACGCCAGCCGCGCCTCATACGGCGGCGCTCCGCGTTCAAGCTGGTCGTACTCTGCGCACAGCATGGAAATCTGCACCACGCAGTTGCACTTGGCGAAGAGGGATTTGTACGGCTCCTCGGCGATGAGCGTTGACTTCGTTGTGACGATGAAGGGATGGCCGGTCTCCGCGAACACGCGCAGGGCTTCGAGGCTCCATTTCTTCTCGCGCTCCATCGGCTGGAACGGGTCGGAATTGCGGCCCCAGCAGATCGGTATGCGCCAGCCGGCCCACTTCTCGCGGGCGCCGCGCTCGCCGTCAATCCATCGCTTCAGCGAGGCCGCGGTCTCGCCCCGCGTCACGTTCTTGAACTGGCCCTTGTTGCCCATGTTGCGGAACTGCGTGAAGCAGTACGAGCAGCGATGGGCGCATCCCTCGTAGGTGTCGAAGTTGATTGGGTTTGCGCAACACCACAGGAAACACGATGACTTAGGCACGGTCGCCCTCCTTTTCGTTTTTGAGTTCGGTGGATATGAAATCGACGATGCGCTCGACGCCGACGCGCTTCTTGTACGATCGCCACGAGGGGATGAGCTCCGGCGGCAGCTTGATGGTGACGAGGCCCGCGCTCGACGGCTCGCCGTCATCCTCGCCGCCCCCCATTTCGTCGCCCATCTCGATCAGCGATTCGATGCCCGACATGGAATCCACGATTGCGGCGAGGCCGGCGGCGTTCAGCTCGTCGGGGCTGTATTGTTCCATGAGCTTCTCGACGTCCCACGCGCCCTCGTTCACGTTCATGTTCACAAGGAACTCGCGCCGTTCCTTCTCGCTCATGCCCGTGACATCGACGAACCACTCCGCGGGGACGCTGCCAGCCTTGCCGTAGATCGCCTTTAGGGCGCGTAGCCGCTTGTTCCCCGAGATCACCATGCACAGGCCGGGGGCGCGCGCATCGTCGCGCCCGAACGCGATGGAATTGGCCTTGAGGCCCTCCGGCAGTCTGCGCACCTTCTCGACCAGCCGCGCGAAATTCTCCGCCGTGACCGTCTGCGGGTTGTCGGGGTTCTCTACGAAACCGGCAAGGCTCACGAGATCGCCCTGCGGGGGCGTTGCGGGCTTGTGTGGTCGTTTACAGGGCATTATAAAACCTCCAAAAAGCCGCGTATGGGCCTAAATTTCGGTAAGGAGTCACGCCCGCGCCACCTCCGGGGCGCCA